AATAAATAGAATATTAAATCCATCAATAGAGAACACAACTATAACAGAATTTACAGCAGATGGATCAGCTATATCAAGAACAACTGGAGCACCTTTCTTAGGGTCAGCAGAACTTACAGCAAACCCAGCAAACTCTGCAGCCAAAGAGGGTTTTTATGTAACTACAGATTCTGTAGGAGCAGGAGCAGCGGGTGATACATCAGGAAACACCCCGACTTACATTATAGCATCTGGAATGGTAAGAGGAGCATCAGCATCAGGAGATGCAGTAATGCAGATTACAGACTCAAGCGGGACTGTATTAGCTACTGGTGAAGCAGTTAGTTTAACAACTAGCTACCAAACAATAAAGGTAACTTATAATATACCAGCTGGAACTACACCAGCAACATATAGAGTTAAATGGTGTTCCAACACACAACACAACATTAACATGTTATTTGATGCACTTATGTATGATATTAGACATGATTCACATGTACCAGATTACATAGATGGAAACCTTGCAGGTGGAAATGGTTATGAATGGGAAGGCACAGTAGACCTTTCTAGGTCAAGACACATCTCACCTATAGGTGTAATAAGACATGTTAAGATTAAAAACACACATGGTTCACAGAATCTGTTCGTTGCCTTTGATGCTACAGCAGAAGCCTCTGCTACTTCTTTAAAGTTGGCGGCAGGTGAATCATTTGAGACAAGTCACCCAATAGATTTCAGGAAAAACATTTCAGTAATCGGTAGTGGCTCATCAACAACTTATGAAGGAATAGTATTTGGAATACATACTCCGATAGGATAAAATTATGACTACAATGACTGCAGAAAAAATAGTAAATACTAACAGGGACATGTATCAAAGCGTGTCTGAAGATGCTACCATTTCTTTATTGGAAAAGGCAGAAGGTGGGAAAGTAACAATCAAAGATATCACTAATGCGTTAGATGAATTTAAAAGATTGTACAAAGCTGGAATAGCATCAGCTGCAGAAATTATGACATTACACCGAGCTTACCCTGATAATGAAGTTTATCAGAAGGAAGCAAGGAAGCTGGAAAAACGAGAAATCGAACCAGTAGTATTAGGAGGTCCCGCCTCTGTTGAATTAGTAGACAGAGAGGGACACCTGATCACAACAAGTGCTTTAGGAAAGGCATTTGAGAACTATATGAAAAGTTTTAGGACTAGGAACGCTATGGTTCTACACTCTGATGTCCAAGTAGGTTGGGCTTTACCAGCTTACATCAATAAGTCTGGACAGATATTTAAGAGTGGTGTAAATGAAAATGGTCTGTTCTTTATTACTGAAATGAGAAATGATACAAAGATCTCTGACAGAGTGAAGGAACAGATAAACGAAGGAAAGCTAAAGTCATACTCTATTGCTGGATCAGCAACTAAGATGCAAAATATGACTAAGGGCTTACAATCTTACATGCAAGTAGATGACTTGGAACTCGCGGAAGTAACAGTATGTGAAAAGGGAGTAAATCAAGGAGCATCTTTTGACTTATTAAAATCAGAACAACCAGCACAGAAATCATGTGCTGATGGAAGCTGCCTAACAAAGTCAGCTCCTGAACCAAGAGAGGAAATAAACATGGTATTGAAATCAAATGGAAATGTAGACTTCACCCAGACTTTCTTTAATTGGCTTTCAAAAGAGAATGGGAAAGCAACTGATCCTCTAGTAGGAGATAAGATGTTTGCTGTTCTTGAAAACTACAGGGGTAGAGAAAAGGAACACCACAATCAATTAGATAGACAAGGTTTTCCAAAGGAACTAGATCCTGAATTTGCTAGAGTAACACCAGTAATGGAAAACCCTAACTACTTCCCATGGGTTGTAGGAGAAGCAGGTTCTAAACTTGGACCAAAGAGGTATCAAGGCGGATCTCTACCAGTAACAAAAGCCTTCTTAGAGTGGATGGAAAAGAGAGATAAAGGAGATGCCTTTGCTATCGCTACTGCCCAAGCTAAAAAGGAAGGCTTCAAAGACTTTTCTGAAGGAAGCGAAGGAAGGGAAAAAAGGAACGAACTAGCTGAGAAATTAAAGGAAAGCTAGGAAAGGAGATGTCATCTTACTACGACATCTTAAAAACTCTCTTTCTCAAAGATGGAGCAGAAACTGTTATCTATGAAATAAAAACCGCCAACAAAAGGAAACCAAGAACTACTGGGAAGAAGAACATAGGAATTGGAAGGGGAAGCTATTCCAGAGGAAACAAGAGAACACGCTATGGCACTTATTAAGAAAACAAAGAAGTGGGGAACTCACCCTACTCAAATAACTAAATACGACATTCAAAAACAAATAAAGGAAAGGGAACTAAAGGAAAGCTCCCTTGATATTTTGAATGGGAAACCAATAGGAAAGGAAGCGAAAAATGAAACCAACGAATTGTCATGATGAAGAAAATTGTTGTGAAGATTTAGATATTAGTTGTGAACAAGATGAGTGTATTTGCGAAGAAGAAGATAACTGTAAACTAGATTGTGAGAATGATAAGGAAATAGAGAACAGTTGTTGTGGTGGAGGGTGTTGTTCAGATTAGGTTATCAATAATAAACTAATCAAGGAGATACTTGTGAGAGTCAATCTAATTCAAATTGTTTGGGAAACGCTGACCTATCTAATAAAGGAAACGATAGGAAAGGTCAAGTGGATATTAAAAAAGATCCTACCCTTTTAAAACTTTCAAACTTGTCCCCTACTGTAAAAGGTAGGGGATTTTTTTATTACTTGACATGGCTATATTTAATTTGATACAATTCACTTATAAGATATAAATTAGTATAGGAGATTTATGCAGACTTTTATGCCATACGCTGACATAGATATCCACATCACCCTGTAAATAGAATGTGGGAAGATTATCCTGATGCGTTAGCATACTATCACAACACTTGTATAGATGAGTGGATAGATAGAGGATACAATAACACTATGAAACATATTCCACATATCATGAATTTTGATATGCCCAAATGGATCGGAGATGAGAAAGTCCATGCTTCTCACAGATCAAATCTTTTAAGAAAAGACTATGGCTTTTATAGTCAATATGGTTGGGGAGAACAATTAGACATGGACTATCATTGGATTTGACATGGCTAATTCATTTATGATAGACTATATTAGAGATATACAAATTAGTAAAGCGAGGTTTTATTGAGTTTTAGTAATCCACTTTCAGCATTATTTTGGATAATGTTTTTAGGTTTAATAGCAAGTGCAACAGAGGGGTGTATAATATGACAAAGACAGAGATATACATGAAGATATTAGTTTACTTATCCATATTTGGATTAGTGATTGGAGTAATTAGATTATGAGTAGTTTAAAACAAGAATACAGAATGTATCTATCAAAAGACTCTCAATGTTTAATGAGTGAAGTTTTAGATGCAAGAGAGTGCTACTTTTTTAAGATGGGTGGAGATAGTGATTATCATGAATATAATTTAACAGATAGAGCCTATGGAGATATCATTACATTTAAGAATGTATTTGAGATGTGGGTAAATTCATCTGATAGTAATTGGCATCTTGGTAGCCACAAAGACGATTGGTTTAGTGGGGACTTTAGTGAAAGCCATATTGAATATGAGAACCATCATCTAGTTGATGAAGTTGGCGAAACATATGCTGATGCTAGAGCCAATTCTGACTTTTGGTTGACAATGGATTTCAATATGATAAGTGGTGCTAGTGGGCAAGTTGGATTTCATACTATGCCTGTAACTGCAAAATTCTTCATGCCTGATATCTTGTGTAGAACAAATGATTGGATCAAAGTAATAGAAGAAAGTTTATATGATTGGTGGTATGAGAATGACTAAACATAAAACTAACTTAATATGTACAATATGTAATAGTACAGATCTATCTTATAAAGTATGGGTAGATAAGAACTTTGAAATGAAGAATGATACTATTTGGTGTGATACAGATGTGTGGTGTAAAACTTGTGGAGAATTTAAATATAGTGATTTGAAAGAGGTAGAGAATGTTTAAGAAGATATTAAGTCAATGGACTGAACCTACATCAACAAAGCAGTATCAGTTTTATCGTGATGGTATAACTGATGCTTTGCTTCATGGTCGTAGAGATGAGAAGAAATTAGATGAGTTCTTCTTTAGCCATTTTTATAAAAGAGGTTATGACTTTGGTATGTGGTTGTGGAGTGAACAAGATGAAGATGCTAAAGATGAGAAAGATTATGGAGATAGAATATGAATGAAGTAGAGAAAGCAGAGAAATTATATAGATTGTTAGATGACTTGGCGTGGGAATTTCAAAGAATGACTACAAGTGGTCAGTCAACACTTAACGAAATATATGAAATGGTTGGGATAGAACCTATACTTCCTGAAGATACATTAGACTTTCAATACATGATCAATAGAGTAGAGGGTAAATAATGAGTAATTTAATGGAATATATGATACAGATTGCAGATCAGATCCGAGAATTGCAAGAAGATGCTGATAAGAAGATGGAGATTATACTCAAAGAGATCGCATTAATTCAAGCCAAATTGCATGAATTAGATGAGAAAAAAGAGTATAATAGTAATATAGATAAATATATAAAACGAAAGTAGGGCAAATATATGCAAGAACGAAATTCAAAACCTGATGATAATAAACCACCTTTATTATCAGAGGGATCAAGTAAAATAATATCTTTGACTAAAGAAGAAAGTTTATTCTTAGATGACTCTTTTACAGTTATTATTGATGGCGAACAGATGCGTGGCTTGACTACATTAAGAGGTATGTCAGGACAAGCAAGTGTTCCTGTATCAATGGATCTAATAAGCAAAGTAGGTAGTGCAGTATTGTTTACCACCGATAGAAGTAATGGTGGCAAAGAAGCATTAGTTGAAGTAGATGAAGCTGACTTACTTGCTTTGAGAGAGGTAGCAAATAGTCAAGCAAGATTTGATGGTATCCCTGTTGGATACAATCTAAAGAGAAAGATATTAGCTTTACTATTGGAGAATGAATATGCCTATGAAGTCAAGAAACAGAAAGACTTTAGGTATTGGTTGAGAGCATTAAATCAACTAGCACCGAAAAGAAATTATGATCAGACTAAATGGATAGAAGATATAGAAGAACTTAATGAGGAGAAGAATGGAAATTAATAGCATCTATATTGCTATCATAGGTTGGACTTCCATTATGGTTACAATACTAACAGGATTATTATTGTATACTAATTGGAAGATTTTAAAGATAACTAATTCAATCTATAACCAAGCAAGAGAAACAAGAAAAGAATTACAGAAAGCAAACATAATAAATAAAGATATTAAAAGATTTATTGGTGGTCGTTGATGACTATCTTAAATATATTAATTTCAGTAGGGGACTTGACAAGTCCCTTTTTATTTTGCTATAATGTCATTAAATCAATAATTTATAAGTAGGAGTAGACATGAGTTACGAACATGATGAACTAAAAGAGAAAGATAAATATGGGGACACTAAGGAATATGAATTTATATTTTCAGTTCCATGCTACATGAATTATACCATAGTAGCAGAGAGTGAAGAACAAGCTAAAACAATATTATTAGATGGTGGTATTGAAATTGATGGCGAATACTTTGAGTGTCCTGATGGCGATTTATCTCTAGAGCCTGAAGATTATGGAGATGCAGAACTAATAGAACAGTTGGAGATATAATGAGTAAAATAACACGAGAAGAAAAAATAGAAACAATACTTGAATGGTGGTTAGATGGTTGGCTAGACTCACATCACGATATCAGTATACTTACTGATGAATTGATAAGGTTTCATACAACAGAGGAGATACCATTGTACAAATACAATGATGAAGAATTAAATCAAACATACGAAGAAATAATGGAAATAAAGAAATTTCCTAAAGGAGAATTGTACGAATAATGATTTGGGAGATTGCATAATGGATCTAAGTAAATACGAACCAAAGATAGAACTAGCAGATCAGTATGAGAAGATTGAGGAATGGTTCTGTGATGAATGTAATGCTGACCAAGTATATGTTGGAGATGGTAGAATGATGTGTGCCGAACTAGATTGTGAAAATCTATTCGGTAACAATGATAGCCAAGAACATATGACAGGTAGTTACGCAGACATGAATGATTTAAATGGTCATCAAGTTGAGGAACGAATAAGCGAATTTGATGGTCGCTTAATCAACATACTTTTAAGAGAACAGAGGGAAGATCTGATGGAAGAAATACTAGATAATTATTTTGGTTCTTGGGCATATGCAACTAAGGATCAACTTATAGAAGAATTATCTATGGTTTATTTAGAGGGGTTGACAGGACTAAGACGAATGAATTATAATCAATTAGAAAGCGAACTAGCAAACTATAAGGAGATAGAAGAAGATGAGTAAACCTGATAGAGATGACATGATTGAAACTATATTAGATTATTGGCAAGAGGGTTGGTATGATGACGAAAGTGATGTGATTGATGAGTTAAGAGGATTACACAATGGTAGCGAGAAATCACTTGACAAATGGTCAGATAGTGATATAGAAAATGAATATGAAATAGCAGTTAAATTCTTAGAGGAATTAGAGGATTAATATGGAAGAAGATATAAAACAATATAAGATTGACCTAGCGAATAAAATAGAGGATATCCTAAGCAGTCTTGATGAGCATAAGTTTAATGACGATAGAGTATATCCTATACTTATTACTACTCTATTAGAGGATAGTTATGGAGAAGTCTTTTGTAGTGGCACATCTACTGATGATGCGTGGTTTACATTCTTAGATAATGTTGAAAGAGAAGAAAATTTTATAAAGGACATGGGAATAGATAATTATCATAAGTTGTTAGACATTAAACCTTATGAATATGACCACGAACTACAGGGTAAATTAATAGACCTATATTGTTTCATGTTTAACTTAGAATGGGATTTCATTTATTCTGCATGGGATTTAAAGGAGCAAGAAGAATGAGTGCAGAAACAGAGTGGGCAATAGAAGATATAAGGCAAAGTATTGATAAATTAAATGAAAATTTAGTAATGATTGCTTATCAACTTTATATTTCTAATTCTAAAGGCATGGAAGAATTTGCAACAATAAAAAACTTTTTAGCAGACAAAGAAGAACTGCAAAAGGGAAGATAATGACTATAGATGATTTTATAAAAGAAAATATACCTGATGATGTTATATGGAGAGATAAGATGATTGAACTTGTTACCAAAGCATATGAATTAGGGCAAGTTGAGGAACGAAAGAATGAACAATTAGGAGAATATAATGAATAGTTTAGAAGAAGAATTGGAGAATTTTATGGAGAGTAATCAGTATAGGGAACAACCTAAAGTAGTAGAAGAAGAAGTAAGAGATTGTGAGTTCAGAGTTTATGGTATATCTACCACAGATATTTTAGAAGAAGATGTAGTTAATATGTCTGATGAGGAGTGGGTAGAAGAAGCAGAGCATTTTGGATACATCTCAACATTAGATACTTTTATTCACAATGTTAATAAAGGCATAGTAGCAAAAGACTATTCCCACTTAGAATTTAGAGTAATACCTGTTGGGTATTATGATAAACGAGTTGATGTAGTACCTACTAATAAACTACACTACATAATAAGGTATTGACACACCTATTTTTAATATGTTATAATTCAATTAAAGGAGAATAATGACAAAACGAGAAAAAGAATTACATAAAGATTTTGCAGAGATTTTAACTAGACTACATGAAGTAACAGGATTAGTAGGACAATTTTCTGATAGCACAATCAGAAGTTGGCTAGATGATTTATGGAACGATATAGAAAAAATGATGGCAAAGCATTTAGGATATACATTAGAAGATATGCGATATGAAGAATGGCAAGTAGAAAAAGATGATTTGAGAAAAGAAATTAAAGAATTACAAAAGCAAGTGAAGATAAAAGCATGAAAAAAGATTTAGTATTAGTAACATTTATGTTGTTTGCAGTTATGTTACTATGGACAGTAACAGAAACAATCAAGAAAGTATTTGAGTTGACATTATGAAAGTAAGAGAATTAATAGGAGAATTGTGGAAACTTGATCCTAAAGCCGAAATAGGTTTCGCATTAACCTTACCACAAAGCGAGTGGGATAGAACACATAATAATCCAATTACAGACCATTTTGATATTACATTAGAAGATTGGATACACATAGAACATACCGAACTCGAAGATGGCTTTGCTTTGATGAGATTTAGAGTAGACGAAAGGGAAATTGATAGGCTATCTACCTTTCAAGATGAGGGAAAAATGATGATAGACTATAAAAAATTAATGGATTAGGGTATTGACTTACCTCTTTCAAATATGTTATAATCGTAGTATAGTAAATACAAAAGGAGTATTATGCAAAACGAAAGTGTAGAAACACTAAACAATGAAATAGAAACTAGATTAGTACAGATAGGTAGCGAACTAGCAGAATTTAGAGGAATGAAAGCAGACTTAGAAAAGGCTATCAAGAAAATGAGTAGTCAAATAATTGAGATGTTAGATACTCTTGCTATTACTACTTATGAAGATGATGAGGTTAAGATAACTAAACAAGATGTAAGTAGGACTGTGATTGATAACAATGTAGCAAAGGTTGTTATCCCTAAGAAGTACCTAAGTCAAATTATGAAAACCACAGAGTTTTCTAAAGTCTTAGTGAAAGAGAAAGAGGTAGTAGTATAATGAGTGGAAGTGATGATTTATATGAAGTTACCATTACAACTTATACTAAAAAAGATTGGGAGTATGTCTTGGATAAAATCCAAGAACTCGAAATGAATGGTTACTTTGATGAACTAAGTATAAATGGAATGACAGTCTTTTCAGATATAGTCTGTTAGTCTGACACCATATAGGTTATTAGAACGCCTGTAAGACGCTTTAAATGGCTTATATGCAGTCTTTTTAGAGGGTATTGACATTCCCTAACCAAATATGTTACAATGAATTTAACAATAGAATATAGAAAGTTGTTGGGAACTTCAT